GGGATTGTAGTGATCTGTTCTGGCAACTCAAACTCAGCTACCAACTCTTGTGTGCGCTTGACTTCGTTGCCAAAGCGATCGTCCCATTTGGCAACTTCAAATAGAGCTAGCTCCGAAGTGATCCGGTTGTTGTCCGTCTTCCGGTAGGTCTGTCGCCGAACGAGTGACTTGTTTTTGTCTTTCGGATCGGGCACCAGCTTGGCAATATGGCACCCAATCACTCGATCTGGATTGTCTTCGTCATGAATTGGGAAGTACATGGCCGGATCTAGTTCGTGCATAGCAATTCGAGACCCAAGTGCCTTACCCGGGTCCGCAGTAATGTGCCAAAGCGCATCCCCCTTAATCAATCCATAGCGCTTCTGTGTGGTGACCTTGGCGTAAATCTCTTCCCGCTTGAACAGCGCACCCATGATCAGTTCTAGTGCGGCCTGTTCCCCCGAAGTACCAACCTTGTCATTGACTACGAAGTCGAAATTAACAGCGAGGAAACGATGAGTCGCCTCCACAATCTTCCGCGCAGTAGGCAGGTAGATCGGACTCTCATCGTCACCTCGTATTACTAATTTGAATGAATCCGGGACATTCCAGTAGACGTCCTCGTAAATACTGTAGGACATAATGCGGGTTGCCTCGTCAGAGTTACCAATCCAACTCGGCGCCGTGCCCAGTAATGGAGCTACGCTGGCATATGGGGAAGTCATATCATTTACCAATCTAGGGTCGTTTGGTCCCAATCGGCGAATTTGTAAGCTCTGTCGTCAATGTACGCAACAGCTGCATACTTCAAGTTTGTGACCAAGATGGAAGTCCGCCCGTTCCAAAATGGGTAATCCGGATCATCTAACATGACCCCCGTAGGAATACCTGTCCTCTCCTGAGTCCATTGCGCAACTTGAAGGCAATCCCTGGTAGTGAAAATGAATACGGCGTAATCCTGCATCAGGTGCAACAAACCGCTAGTGGCACCAGGCATCAACTCGTCATAAATCGTACCGTCATGCCAACCCTTGGTATAGGCATGGATTACTCCGTCGAAGTCAACAGCTATGGTCTTATCCGTCTTCGCCATTATCGCCCTATCTCTTGATGTTGACCTTGTGCGTTCGACGCCGATGCGTAGTCTTTTGTGGAGTTCCAAAGAACCCAGCCATGAATCGCCCGAGAGCTTCCGGGCCGTGGTCGTCCTTCTTGAGAGGGACTTCCGCATTGTTAGTGTCCACCTTATTAGAATTTACCTCTGCTCGCTTCGAGGGATAACGATACGCTCCCATCTCTCGAATCAGTTCTGTGCAACATCTATCAATTCGTATCTTTGGCAACTTCTCGGGATGCCCAGCAGGCAAGTGCGGCGGCACTAATTTCAATTTGCCCCGAATAGCATCCAGCCGATGCTTAATTTCACCACCGGTGCCACCAACACTTTTGACCTTGAGTGCCTCCGCAATGATCTTGTTATCCCCCGGGCTCGCCGGGTCCGAGTAGAACCCAAGCATACTGGAGGGAGCCAATCCGCGCAGCGACACCTGATCTGCGAACTCATTGGCAGTAAGGGTCGATTGGTAGAACTCATCCAGGACGTGCACGTCACCCCAAGGCCCAACCTGGAGCAATAACCAAACGCTGGGGTTTGTGAAACCTAAGTCCACTCCGGCGTACGTTCGCCAACTCGGATTGAACTTCAAATCAAATACATGGGTCTCTTCGTCAAAGAGCTTAAACACTCTCCCGACAAACTCAGTGAAGTCGGCACCGATCTCCTGATTGAAAGACTCTTCGGTCAGGTCGTTGAGCAGCGACACGATCTCCGGGTCTATCTCTAACTCATACTTTTCAATCAGCTCATATATTGAGTATTCCAAAGCTTCATCGCTGTCGAGCAGGTCCTGGAGATAGAGCACGTCCTCAGTTCGAGTCGGGGTGCGATAGACATGCGGGTTATTCCAACTCGGCATCTTCCAACTAGCCCAGTCCGGGTTACGTGGATCCTGCCCCCGCTTCCAGGACTCATAGAACCAGTTGCGACCTTCTGGGGTGCTGGTATGCAGGCTCCAACCGTTGTGGTCCGCGAGGGTAGGCCGAATGAACCTAGTCCAAACCACCTCTTTGAGCTTTGCAGCCTCCGCCAGGATTACTCCGTGCAACCCTTCACCAATAAGCGTCTCAGGGTGCTTCGCGGATTTGGCGTGAATCTGGAATGCTCCGCCCCAAAGCGAGATGTGCATGTTCATCCCGATGGGGTCATTGTAAGAGCCGGGTTTATCAAAGGGAACCTGGAGCCGATTTAGGTCATTCCAGATTACCCGGAACTCCTTTTCACTGTCGCCATACTCCGGTCCCACAATCCAGAATTCCCGGCGCTTTCCCGCCTCCCGCAACTCACGGGCCATCGAGTACGCCAGGAACACTTCCGGTAACAGCTCGTGCCCGCCAAGATCCGACTTTCCAAACCGTCGCCCTGCCGAGACAACCCGGTGTCGAGCCGAAGACGCGAACACCTGCACCTGCCCGGGATGCGGATTCCAGCCGGACTCCCGCAGCAAGGCCCAGGCGTTGATGCTTCTAGGCATAAGAGAAGAAGATGGTGTAACCGATTGTTATCAACAATACGCCCAGGAGCCAGAACTCAAGCAACATGAAGGCCATTCCGCCGAGCATCATCGTGACAGCCGCCGCATCCCAATAATAATGCAGACCCAGTCCGCCCATTGCTTGTACCGAAGCAAAGTAGCCCGATCGCTTCGCCGATTGCTTCTTCGAGTGCCGTCCCATTAGCTCCATTAGCTCCATCGCCCAGTCGCCCTATTTCTGCTTCACTCTATGTTGACAATCGCACCAAGACTTAGCCGGCGGTTCGCGCCGTACCCGTTCGGGGATTTCATTGGTGTCATCTGTCCAGAAGTTGTCGCAATCCCAATGCTCGTCCTCGCTACACCCTTTACAGATCACTTGCATTCCCCCACTTCACGCAGTATGCGTAATGACCAATAACAATCGCAGCTCCAATCACAATTCCGGGGTAACGGTTAAGCGCCAGGTGTACCTTCCGTGGAGTAGCGACCTTGTAACGATAAAACATAGGAGCATGCCACTTGGCCAGATTGTTCATTTACAGATCATCGCCCTTGCCTCGATACGCATCATTTATCACGGCTTCTTCTTTTCTTGCAAGCTGTTCTTCTGGCCGGCAGCACGAGCCGCCTTCACATCACCAGTGAAAACATTGGAGACGGTCCGAGTCACCGCATCCCTAATCAGCCCCATCATCATCCTTGCCTCGCACTGCATCGTTTATGAGGAAGCCGCAGCCCATCCCCGCGAGGAAGACTGCGGCATACCCGGCGTACCAAACCGACATCTCAGGAGTGCACCTCGCGGTCCTTCACGAACGCAAGGAAACCACTCCACGCAACCCGAGTACAGGTGAGCGGTTCCGCATTCCGATTCTTGGTGTCTCGCACTCCGACAATGTTGTCGCCCACCGAAACCTCGACACACATGTCACTGTCGGTCTTGCATCGAGAACTCTTCTTCCAATTCATATCACTCTCCCGTGGGGCTCGATCTCTTCACTGCCCGGATGAATGCAAGGATCTGTCTCTCGTCTTCATCCTCCATTCTTTTCCTATGTTCGGACCGCTCTCGCCACTTACCTTCAAGCCAAACTATCGCCCATAGAAAACCGCCTGCCGTTGCTATGATCCATATCAGATCACTCATCGCCCTTGCCTCCAAAGTTTAACGCCCCGTGCGTCGCTCCGGGCGAAGAGAACGACGCACGGGGCCGGTCGGTACAAAGGGGCACACGAGCCAACAGTAGTCGGGTCCACCAACCCTGCGCACACGCTTCGCACCGAGTCCTTGTATCGCCCTAGCGGAACTTACGATTAGAGAAGGGTGCGAACGTTCCACCCTTCAGCCGCGTCGCACCGGCGGCCCGAATTCCAGACAGGGCCGCTCCAAGTACATTTCCACGACTGATGTATCCACGCCGAGGATAAGTCACATGATCGACAGAGTGCACCGCGTCCGCCTCCGCTGCACTCGACGTCCGAGGGGAAGTGATGATTGGCCGCAACGCTGGCATTTTCCATTCCTTTCGTTGGTTAGCGTTCCCGTAGCTCACGGAACCGGGGGGAGACGCGAACTACGGGAACGAGCCCTAGCTTACCCGACGCCGGAAGCCCCGTAGTAGCCCCGCATCGCGACGCTCCGGGCTTCGGAGCCCTCTCCGGTCCCTCCGGGCACCCCCGAAGCCTCCTAGGGGCCATCATCGGCCCTTAATTGGAGTCATCAGGCACCTCCCCCTCGATTACAAAGGAGTCCGATTCTATATCCCGATCAATCTTGTTCAGGATATTCTGGTATGGCTTCTCATCGACCCCAACATGCACAACTTCCGGGGTCTTCCCCATTACTCGTTCCAAGACAAAGATGCTCGCCTTGATACGGTCTTTGTGCTCGGCCTCTGGATTGGTAGCAATCTCAGTAAGGGTCTCCACACAATCCACAAGAGACTTCTTCAACATAACGTCAGCACGCTTAAACAGCTCCCGAACCATTCGGGTATGCAGCGCACGCGGAACTACTTTTGGCGGAACAGTAAACCGTCCAGCACTCGACC